TCATTGGAAATATTATCAAGGCAAAGACTCATAAATCACGTCTAAGTAAAGAAAATAAAGAAGTTGAAGTTCGTCTCTATTATGATGAGAGAGGACTTGACAAATACTATGGTCTTCTAGACTTGGGAGAGAAAGGTGGTCTCTGGAAAAATGTTGCGGGTAGATATGAAATGGATGGTAAGAAAGTGTATGGTAAAGAAATATATAAAAATCCAGATAAGTATTTTACAGAAGAAGTAATGAAGAAATTAGATGATATTGCAAGAGAAGAATATTCATATGGTTAAGATATATGATAATGTTATTCCCAGTAAAGCCTGTAAAAATTTTATAGATTTATTTGAGAATAGTGAAGACCATCAAGAGTACATTGATTATAATGGATGTCCTTGTTTTACACAATTAAATTTAAATCAATTATCTCCTAATATTGTTCGTTCTTTAATACCTTATCTGGCACAAGTATACAAGCAATATAAAAATGATGTACGATCAAAATATATGCCACCTTTAAAAGAACTAGAGGAATTTAGAATTAAAAGATATTATAATAATGGAAACGAAAAATTTGATGAACATGTAGATGTAACAGATTTAAATTCATCAAGGAGAGCTGTTGCATTTTTATTTTATTTGAATGATAATGACGGAAATACTTTGTTTCCGTTACACAACTTGAATATTCAACCAGTTTCTGGTAGAGTAGTAGTATTCCCACCAACTTGGGAATATCCACATACTGGACTAGCTCCAAAAATTGATTCTAAGTATATTATGAGTACGTACATTCACTATGGAGAGAATTGAAACTACTATTCTTCGTAATCTGATTTTTGATGAGGAATACTCTAGAAAAGTAATTCCATTCATTGAACCAGATTATTTTGAGAATAAAACTGAAAAGATAGTATTCCAAGAGGCAACGCAATTTATTGTCAAGTATGATAGTGCAATTACTATTGAAGCACTGAATATTGAGATAGAAAATCGTACTGATTTAACAGAAACAGAGATAAAAGAAGCAAGAGATATTACAAAAACATTTGATGATGCACCTGTAGATAGTCAATGGTTACTTGATTCAACTGAGAAGTGGTGTCGTGATCGTGCTATATATTTGGCACTCATGGAATCAATTGCTCTTGCAGATGGACAAGATGACAAAAAAGGAAGGGATGCTATTCCTAGCATTCTCTCTGACGCTCTGGCTGTTTCTTTCGATAATCATGTAGGTCACGATTACTTGGAGGACTATGAAGAAAGATTTGAATCCTACCACAAAAAAGAAAGTCGAATTCAATTCGACCTTGAATACTTTAATAAAATTACAAAGGGAGGTCTCCCAAACAAAACGCTTAATATTGCACTTGCGGGTACTGGTGTTGGTAAGTCTCTCTTTATGTGCCATCACGCTAGTTCTGTCCTTTTAGATGGTAAGAATGTTTTGTATATCACTCTTGAAATGGCAGAAGAAAAGATTGCAGAAAGAATAGATGCTAACTTATTGAATGTTGCAATACAGGATATAACTGATTTACCAAAACCAATGTTTGAAAGTAAAGTAAATAATATTTCAAAGAAAACACAAGGAACTCTTATAATTAAAGAATATCCTACTGCGTCCGCACACTCAGGTCATTTTAAGTCATTGTTAAATGAACTTGCATTGAAAAAATCATTTACACCTGATATAATATTCATAGACTATTTAAATATATGTGCATCGTCACGTTACCGTACAAATAACAATGTCAATTCTTACTCCTATATTAAAGCGATTGCAGAAGAACTCCGTGGTCTTGCAGTTGAAGCTAATGTACCTATCGTCTCCGCTACTCAGACGACTCGCTCTGGCTATGGTAGTAGTGATGTCGATCTTACTGACACAAGTGAGTCCTTTGGTCTTCCAGCCACTGCTGATCTTATGTTTGCTCTTATATCTACTGAGGAATTGGAAGCGTTAAATCAAATAATGGTTAAACAACTTAAGAACCGTTATAACGACCCAACTATATTTAAGAGGTTTGTTGTTGGAGTTGATCGTGCAAAGATGAGATTATATGACTGTGAACAACAAGCACAGGAAGATATACTTGATAATAAAAAAGACGAAGATTATAATGTAGAGGAGAAAACTCCTAAGAAATCATTCGCTGAGTTTAAGTTTTAGTGGAAAAAATATTTGAACAAGAAGATTTTTTAGATCCTTATATTTGTAAACAACTTATTGATTATCAACAAAAAAATTCACCTAATGATATGTCATTAGATTATTGGAGAAGTCGATTAGTTGCACATTATGATGATGATATTAAAAGTATGACTGATGTAATTCATTCATGTATAGTAAAATTAATTAATAATTTTTATGATGATAATGTTTATTTGGAATTTACAAGTTTAGTGTATTGGGGAAAGGGTATGGAATTAAAATTACATGCTGATAATGTGTGGTTAAAAAATCCAAATAAACAACATCACACACCTCAACGTGATTATTCATCAATACTATATTTAAATGATAAGTTTGAAGGGGGAGAAACATACTTTAAAAATAGTGAAAAAGAATATAAAGTCAAACCTAAAACTGGTAAATTAATTTTTTTTCCCTCTTCTGCAGATTATCCACATGGAGTAAAAGAAATTAAGAAAGGTGAAAGATACACTCTTGCTACTTGGTTTACAAGAGATAAAAACCATGCTATAATTTAAAAAAAAGATTATTATGCCAGAAGGAAAAAAAATTGACTTTGATAAGTACTCTATATTCGTGGATGGTGTCACATCCTATCCCAGTAAAGATTATCAATGTTTTATTGAAAGTATTAGTTCCCTTAATGGAAAGGGTGCCAATATTGAGCGGCTTCTTACTGCTGCTGTTGGCATTAGTGCTGAAGGTGGTGAATTTATGGAGATCGTTAAGAAGATGGTTTTCCAAGGTAAGCCTTACAACGATGACAATCGAGAACATCTTATTATTGAGTTGGGTGACGTTATGTGGTACGTGATGCAAGCGTGTGCTGCACTTGACGTTTCAATCGAAGATGTGGTCGCAGGAAATGTAGAAAAATTAAAGAAAAGATATCCTGGTGGAGAGTTTAATGTGTATGAATCAGAGAATCGTGCAGCAGATGATAGATAATTAAGAGAATATTAAATTTATAATATACTATATCAGGAGGGAAGAGTATGAGTGGCGACATAGGATTAGAACAACCGATCATCTTTTATGATGAGGAAATAACAGAAACAAAAAAGATAGTATTAGAACATAAAGGTATTAAGCTAGCGTATTTAGAAATAAATAGTCAAAAAGATGGCAGGGCAAAGAGGTTTTCTTTACGAAGGTAGAGTTTTTAATAAATTAAAATCTAAAAATTTAGTCCCTGCAGGTGTTACACCCGCAGGTCCTGATGCAAGTAAACCCGATGCAGTATTTAAATATAATAATGTATCTTACAATTTAGAAGTTAAATTAAATTTAGAGACTGATTATGGTCAGGGAACGTTAGAATATAGTCAAGGAAAATGGGGATTAGGAGGTGCTAATACACCAGAAGCAGACGAGATGAGAAATATTTTGAATTCTGTTGGAGCAGTTCAATTTGTTAACAATCAATGGGGTTTGATGGGTATTCCTTATAAAGGAACAGTGATGAATGAACAATTTACACCAGAGATGGTAAGGCAAGATTATAAAAGATTTACTGACAAGTATTTAAACGTCCCTTTATCTTCTTTATTCAATTACTATGCTGCTAAAAATACGTCATACATTCAAATAGGTGGATATGGTATGTATTATATGGGTAGTAATCCTGCTAACTTACCAGTGCCACAATTTAATGGTGCTTTAAGATTAAGAATTAGAACAAAAAGAGGTGGTTCCAATCCCATTTATAATTACAGATTTACTACAGCACTTCAAGTTACACAGAAACCAAGTAGATCAATCTATAATATAGATAATAATATTGATTTTTTAATTTCACAATGAACGATTTAATTGAGTCTCTAATTGGAGAGTTTAAAAAACAAAGAATTATCAGAGGAAATATATGGGACAACTTTATGTTTTTCTGTTATAATGTATTGGGTGCTAACAAAGATGATAAATATAAACATACTAGAGCGTCAATTCTTAATTACATGACGCAGAATAAGAGTGAGATCTTATTGAAATTGACCAGAAACTGATGA